AGATTATAGTTTTGGTAAAATTAACACCACGGCGAGAACTTCATCATCTGACTTCAACTTCTATAATGAAAATGGCGTAACTGGAATTTCAACCTCCGCTACAATCAGAAGATTTGTGCCACTGAAGATATCCAATTATGATGTATAACAACTAAATAAAATTTAGTTATTAAACCTCTAATAAATAAGTAAAAACCCCAGCAAAATGGCCGCAATAATTACTGATCAAATTAGAATATTGAATGCAAGAAATTTTCTTGCCGGCATCACTACTTCTGGTAGTTCTTATTACTCTTTTATTGGACTGCCAAACGCTACCGATATTCAGTCAAATTGGGATAACAGTCCTCCATCTCCTGTAGATAATTTTGATAATGAGAATGAAATCTGGGAGACCATGATTGGACTGAAAAAAATTACGAGTAGTGATGTAAGATTAGTAGTTCCAAAAATCGAGTGGAAATCTGGCAATACATTTGACATGTATCGTCATGATTACAACACTTCAAATACTGCGAAAGTATCTGGAGCAACTAATCTTTATGGGGCATCATTTTATGTAATGAACAGTGACTATAGAGTTTATGTTTGCCTTCAGAACGGAACAACTCCAGAGACTCCAAATGGAGCTCCATCTCTTGATGAACCAACATTTGTAGACTTAGAACCAAGGGCTGCTGGTTCTAGCGGAGACGGATATATTTGGAAATATTTGTACACTATTGCGCCAGCAGACATTGTTAAGTTTGATTCTACAAATTATATTCCTGTTCCATCTGACTGGGCAGATTCAACAACAAATGCATCTGTTCGGGATAATGCTGTAGATGGATCAATTAAAACGGTAGTTATCACCGGTAGAGGTGTAGCATTAGGAACTGCAAATGCAGTCTACACTAATGTTCCAATCAAAGGAAACGGAACAGGTGCGGAGTGTACAATTACGATGAATGCCGACTCCCAAGTTGCATCTGTTGTAGTTTCATCTCAAGGTTCGGGATATACTTATGGCAATATAGATTTAGTTGCTGGTGGAGTTCCAACTGGAACTACAAGACCAACCTTTGATGTCATCATTTCTCCGCAGGGTGGCCATGGAGCAGACATTTATAGAGAATTGGGAGCAAAAAATGTTCTCATGTACTCCAGATTTGAGAATGACATTCAAAATCCCGACTTTGTTACAGGAAATCAAATTGCAAGAGTTGGTATTGTAGAAAAACCGAACACTTTTGGAACAAATACTCCTCTTACCGCAGATAAAGCAAGTGCGGTAACTGCCCTTAGATTGACTGGAATTGGTTATAGTTCTGCTAGTTATGATGCTGATTCATTTGTAACACAAACAGTTTCAACTGGAACTACTGCTGTTGCTAGGGTTGTAAGTTACGATCAATCTACTGGAGTTTTAAAAGTATGGCAAGATAGATCACAATCTGGTTTCAATACTGTTGGTGCTGCAATTACAAATCCGCAGTATGGATTTGATCAAGTTGATTTTACTTCATCACCGACTGGAGATGGTTCTCTGAAAATTATTGGAGGAACTGTCGCTGAAGGTTTATCCATTGATAGTACTTTTACGGGTGTATCAACCGTAATAAATAATAGAACATTCTACCTTGGTCAATCATTTACTAATGGAATTGCAAACCCTGAGGTTGCAAAATACTCTGGAAACATCATTTATGTTGACAATAGACCATCTGTGACAAGATCAACCAATCAAAAAGAAGACATCAAGGTTATATTACAATTCTAAGGAATTATGTCGCAAATCACCAATCTCAATGTTGCCCCATACTATGATGATTTTGATCCAACGGACAACTATCACAGGGTATTGTTTAAACCTGGATATCCAGTTCAGGCTAGAGAATTAACAACGCTCCAATCGATTCTTCAGAATCAGATTGAGAGATTTGGTCAACATTTTTTCAAAGAAGGTGGGAAAGTAATTCCCGGAAACACTGCATATAGTAGAAATTACTTTGCGGTAGAACTAAATACAACGCATCAAGGTGTTCCTATTGATGCGTATATTGATCAATTAATTGGCCTTAAGATTACTGGAAGAACTTCTGGTGTTACCGCAATTGTCAGTAGCATTCTAACCTCTTCGGATTCTGAGAGAGGAAATCCTACTCTCTATTTGAACTATCTTGGGTCAAGTACTCAAAACAACGCGACTCAAGTATTTGCCGATGGTGAAATTCTGAGTGCAGAGGGAGATATTGTTAGTGGACTTCTAGGAAATGAAGTCATTGCAAGTGGAGAAGCATTTGGATCAACAATTGCCACTAGTGCGACTTCAACTGGTTCAGCATTTTCAATCTCCAACGGAGTTTACTTTATAAGAGGTCAATTTGTAAATGTTGAGGATGAAACTCTAATTCTAGATCAATATACAAATTCACCCTCATATAGAATTGGTCTTTACATTAATGAGGAGATTGTCACTCCAGATCAAGATGAGACTCTGACCGACAATTCTCAAGGGTATAATAACTATGCTGCACCTGGTGCAGATAGACTCAAAGTTAGCGTTTTTCTCTTCAAGAAGTCTCTGACAGATTTCAATGACGAAAACTTTGTAGAACTTGCCACCGTAGAAAATGGCATTTTAAAAACTATTAGAACTTCTTCTCAGTACAGTGTCATCAATGACGAACTTGCAAGAAGAACTTATGATGAATCTGGAAACTACTATGTAAAACCATTTGACATTGTTGTCAAAGAATCTCTGAATGATGGAGAAGGAAATAGAGGTCTTTTAGAAGCAGATCAAGTAACCTCAGGAGGTTCAGTTCCATCTACTGATTTGGCTCTATATCAAGTTTCCCCTGGAAAGGCATATGTAAAGGGATATGAGATTGAAACAGTAGGATCGACTCTACTCGACTTACCTAAACCAAGAACTACAAAAACAATTGAGAACCAATCAATTTTCTATAATACTGGTTCAACTCTCAACTTGAATAGAGTGTATGGAGCACCTTTAGTTGGTGCGGGAAATACTTATGTTTTGAGTTTAAGAGATGAAAGAGTTGGATCTGTTGATGGTGCAGTTGGTGCTGCTCAAACAGAACCTGCTGGTGCAGAAATTGGCGTTGCTAGAGTTTATGACTTTAGATTAGAGTCTGGTTCATACAATACTTCAAATGGAGATTTGAATGAGTGGAACATCTCTTTATTTGATGTTCAGACAATTACTAAGATTACTCTGAATGAAAATACTACACTAACAACTCCAACATTCGTAAAAGGAACTAATAGTGGAGCAACTGGATTCTTAAAAAATAGTATTACTGACAGCAATGTCATTGAACTATATGAGACTTCTGGCGAGTTTATTAGATATGAAGGGTTTGTGTTTGATGGTATTGAAAATGGAAGAGTTGCTACAGCAATAACTTCTTATGGACTATCTGATGTTCAATCCATCTATGGTAAAGTTGGAGTAGGAACGACCTTTGCTGCTGATGTTATTCCTTCAACTGAATCTACAATTGGTATCGCCACAATTTCCACTGTAAATGCTAGTGGAGAAAGCACAGTAATCTCAGCAAACCCACAGTTCCCCGGATTAGTTAGCGTTGGTGATCTTGTCAGTTACACGAGTACTGATGTCAATCAAAGTTTTACAGATCCGGTTTTTGCTACTGTCCAAACGGTCAATGATGCAAGTATTGTTATTTCCGGCGTTACAACTGTCACTGGAATTTGCGAAGGAAGACTTCCAACAACTGGATCAAGAATTGAAGTAACCGATTTTAAAGTTCTTGGAACTAAGTTATCAACATCAAGTGATAGTACTCTGTATACAGCGTTGCCTAAAGAGAATGTTTCTTCTCTTACATTGAATGATTCATTCATCACTCTTAGAAAGTATGCAACAGTAAACATTGTAGATAATGAGTTATCTGCTGTAGTTACTTCTGGCACAAACGAAACATTCCTACCATTTGATGAAGAGCGGTACTCTCTTGTTAGATCTGATGGTTCTACAGAAGTATTGGTCGCAAATAAACTTGCTCTTGCAAATAATAATACAGAACTTCAAATTTATAACCTGGGAAGTGATGACACTGGAGCACAGTTAATTTATACAGTTAAAAAACTCAAACCAGTTGCTAAGAAAAAGAAGAAAAATAGAGTAAATTCTGTTATTGTTGATAAGTCAAAATTAGTTGCTTCTGGTGTTGGCGCAACAACACTTAATGATGGTCTCACATATGGAAATTATGCATTTGGAACAAGAATTCAAGATGAAAGAATTTCTTTAAATGTTAGTGATGTCGTTAGTATTCAGGCAATCTATGAATCTACAGATACTTCTCCAGCATCTGCTCCGACTGTTATTTTGGCATCCCTCTCTGGCCCTCAAGGAAAGACAAGTGATCTCTTGATTGGTGAAAAATTTAGAGGACTTACAAGTGGTGCTGTCGGTGTAGTCGCGGAAAAATTAACTGATACTAAGATTTCATATATTCCAAAAAATACCAACTCTCTTATTGAAGGGGAGACTGTTATCTTTGGCGAAACAGGACTTGATGCTACTGTTTCTGTTGTAGATGAACCAAGTTTTAATATATCTAAAAACTTTAAGTTCAGCACTGGACAGAGAGGATCATTTTATGGCGGTTCCTCTATAGTAAGAAAAGATGGTATTGATGCTCCAACTAGACAATTGAAAGTATATTTCACTAATGGTTATTTTGAAGCAGCAGATACAGGAGACATAATCACCAATAATTCATACAGTGAATTTGATTATGTAAAAGATGTTAGATCTGTTGATGGAAATAGAAACACTGATATTATTGATATTAGGCCAAAAACTTCTGATTATACTGTAACTGAGGGTGCAAGATCACCATTTGAGTTCTATGGAAGAGCATTTAATGGGGCAGGAAATTCATCAAGCGTACTTTCTTCTGATGATGCATTTGATGTATCATTCTCATTCTATCTTCCAAGAATTGATAGAATTTTCTTAACTCAATCTGGCAAATTCCAGGTTCAATATGGCGTTCCATCTGAAAAGATTGAAAGACCTTTGGCTGTCGATGATGCTATTGAAATAGCGACTGTTACTCTTCCACCATATCTTTACGATACATCTCAGGTCAAATTAGATTTCTTACAACATAAGAGATATCGCATGTCCGATATCAAGAATCTTGAGAATAGAATTAGAAATCTTGAGTATTATACTGCACTTTCTCTGCTTGAGACAAATACCGCAAACTTCTTTGTTCCCGATAGAGATGGTCTTAATAGATTCAAGTCAGGATTCTTTGTTGATAATTTTACATCTCTGAACGCACAAGAAGAATCAGTTCCATTTAGAAATAGTTTAGATGCTGAGTTAAAAACTTTAAGACCACAGCACTATACAAATGCAATTGATCTGATTCAGGGCCCAGTAGTAAATGTAAATGCCGATGCTGATTTTTCAGTTGAGCAACCAGAAGGCGTCAATGTAAGAAAGTCTAATGATATTATTACTCTAGACTATGCTGATGTTGAGTGGCTTAGACAATCATTTGCCACAAGAACTGAAAGTGTAACTCCTTTCTTGGTAAGTTTCTGGCAAGGAACCCTTGAATTGACTCCAGCATCTGATACTTGGGTAGATACTGTAAGACTTGAAGCAAAAATTATTGATGTTGAAGGTGATTATGAAAATGTGATGGCAAGATCTGTTGAGGAACAGGGCGTTGATCCACAGACAGGTTTTGCCCCAACGATTTGGAATGCCTGGGAAACCAACTGGACAGGTAAAGAAGTAACTGAAACAACGAGAACCAGAACAACAAATGTTCCCACATCTGTAAATCGTCAAGGTCCTGGCAATAGAAACATTTATAGAACTTGGGTACAAAATGTTAATGCAGATGTTATTGAAGAAACTTATAGGAAAGTAAAAGATACTGGAGTAATGTCCAGAACTGGATCTAGAACTATTGTTACTGAACATTTTGATAGAGAGTCTGTAGGAGACAGAGTTGTAAGTAGAAATGTTGTTCCTTACATGAGGTCCAGAAATGTTCAATTTGAAGCTAAAAAACTCAAACCACTCACAAGACTTTATGCATTCTTTGATAGTGCTAATGTAACTAAGTTCTGTGTACCTAAATTACTGGAAATTTCCATGACCTCTGGGACTTTTGAAGTCGGAGAAACTGTTGTCGGTTCCGTAATCAATGCGGGAACTGGACCTTCTAATGCAAATTCCCCAAGAATTACATTCAGAGTTGCTCAGGCAAACCATAAATCTGGCCAATATGATTCTCCAGATAGAGTATATCGTCTTAGCCCATATAACTCACAACCATTAGCTGAAGCATATTCGTCAACATCCACGATCCTTAATGTGGACACATTCTCTCTTGCAAATCAACCACAAGGTGATTTCTTCGGTTATGTTGAGAGAAACATGACTCTGGTTGGCAAAACTAGTGGAGCTCAAGCAACAATCACGGATGTAAAACTTATCTCTGATATTGGTTCAACACTTCAAGGTAGTTTCTTTATTCCTGATCCAAATGTAAGCACGAATCCAAGATTTGAAGCAGGAACAAGAGTTCTCACATTTGTTAACAGCAGCACTAATAATCAAGAAACTGCAACAACAATTGCAGAGGAAGGATATGTATCTAGTGGAACTATCGAGGCTGTTCAAGAAAATATCGTTTCTGTAAGAAATGCTAGAATTCAGAACAAACTTGAATTTGAAGATCAAGCAGTTTCTAGAACAACTGGAACCCAGTTGGTTAATAGTCGCGTAATTGGAAGAACTCCAGTTCAACAAAGAGTCCACTATTGGTATGATCCCCTTGCACAATCCTTCTTGGTTGATGATGATACTGGAATTTATCTCACCAAGTGTGATATCTTCTTTAGATCAAAAGATGATTCAGATGTTCCAGTAACTCTCCAAATCAGAACCATGAATAATGGTCTGCCAACTCAAAAGATTCTACCATTCTCTGAGGTAACTTTAGACCCAGATCAGGTTAATCTTTCTGCGGATGGTTCTGTTGCAACTACTTTTGAGTTTAAAGCACCAGTTTACTTAGAGGGTAGAGGAACAGATTATGCTATCTGTGTTGCATCAAACTCTACTAAGTACAGCGTATATGTTTCAAGAGTTGGTGAAAATGACCTTCTTACTAATACATTTATTTCCAATCAACCATATCTTGGTTCACTATTCAAATCTCAGAATGCATCTACTTGGGAACCAAGTCAGTGGGAAGATCTTAAGTTTACTCTCTACAGAGCAGACTTTATTGAAAATGGATCTGTAGAATTTTATAATCCACAACTTAAAGAGGGTAATGGTCAAATTCCTACCCTTCTTGGCAATGCGCTTTCTATGAACTCTAAGAAGATTAGAGTTGGCCTTTCCACGACATTTAATGATCCAGATTTGACAATTGGCAACACTATTATCCAGATTGGTTCAGATGCTACCGCCAATTTCGTAGGAACTGCAGGAACTGCTGTTGGAAATATGAATGTGATCAATGCTGGTATTGGTTACACTGGACCATTTACATATACTGGTGTTGCTCTCACTACAGTAACTGGAAATGGTAGAAACGCCACAGCAAATGTTCAAGTAACTTCCGATGGAACTATCGGATTTGCTACGATTTCAACACCATCTGGCGGTGGTTCTGGTTATCAAGTTGGTGATGTTTTGGGAATCACTACTATTGGAAATAATAATCTTGGTGCAGGAGCTAGACTCTCTATAACATCTATCGGAAGCAGCAGTGAACTGATTCTTGATAATGTCCAGGGAGACTTCCTCACTGGTGTTGGTAATACGATTCAGTTTACTAATAATTCTGGTGTCACAACAACATTAAATTATTCTTCTGGTGGTCCTATCGGTCCATGGCCAAGACCAACAGAAATTGCCGTTGAAACTGATGGTCTTCATTTTAAAGTCAACCATAAGAATCATGGAATGTATGATGATAGTAACACAGTTATTATTTCTGGGGTCTTGCCAGATACAAAACCAACTAAATTGACTACAGCATATACTGCAGATTCTACTGGAGCACTTTCAGTAGATAATGGCAGTTTGTTCCAACAATTTGAGAGTGTTGGCGTTGGAACTACAAATGTTGGTTATCTTCTGATTGGTGATGAGATTATTGGATTTACAACTGCAACTTCTGGTTCTATTGGTGGAACAATTACTAGAGGCAGTGACCCTAAAGATTATCCAGTTGGAACTCCTGTTTATAGATATGAACTTAATGGAGTTTCTCTCAGAAGAATTAATAAGTCGCATGAACTCGCAGACTCTACTGTTGCTGATTCAATCGGTTATGATCACTATAGATTGAAGATTGATATGTCTGCCGATGGTGCAGATAGAACTGCCGCATCTGGATGGCCAAAACTGTTTGTGAAGGAGAACAAGTCCACTGGTGGATTTGGCATTAAGGCAACACAAAATATGCCTTATGAAATTATTACACCCATTGTTCAAAATATTACTCCAGAAGGAACTAATATTTCAGCAACAATCAGAACAGTAACTGGTAAGAGTTTAAGTGGAAATGAAATTCCATTCCTTGATAATGGTTTTGAATCAATTTCTCTGAACAAACCAAATTATCTGTCATCCACAAGAATTATTACTTCGGATGTGAATTCATCAAATCTTCTAACTACTCTTCCCGGAAACAAAGCACTTAATATGAGTGTTCAATTATCTACTACGGATACTCGCTTGTCGCCAGTAATTGACGGTCAAAGAGTTAGTGCGATTTTGACTTCAAATAGAGTTAATAGTGTTATTGAAGATTTTGCAACAGACTCAAGAGTTTCTGGTATTGAAGGAGATCCTTCTTCGTTCCAGTACATCTCCAAAGAGATGGGTCTTGAGAACGCAGCAACTTCAATTAAGATCATTACTTCTGCTCATATGAATCCATACACTGATATTAGAGCATTCTATGCCATTGGTAATGATTCTGGATTTGACCCAATCTTTGTTCCATTCCCAGGATGGGATAATCTTAATGATAGAGGAGAAATCATCAATCTTGAAGATTGTAATGGAAGATCTGACTCATATGTTGAGTTGATTCAGGCAACTGTTGGTGAAATAGCCGATTCTTTCCAAGACTTTACATTTACGAGAGATAATCTTCCATCATTCAAGCACTTTAGAATTAAACTTGTAATGACTTCCACGAGTCAATCATATCCACCTTCTCTTAGAGATCTTAGAGTTATCGCTCTCGCATAATTATGAAAGAATATGTAAAAGTAAAGGATCACCTGAGTTTAGTCAGGGATCCTCGGACTAATGCAATACTCAATACTAGCAAGTCTGAGTATGATGAATATATGAAGGCAAGAAAGAAAAATGCCTCAAAAGCAGAACGAGTTGAACAACTTGAAACTGATGTCAACGATATTAAAAATGATTTGAATGAAATTAAGTCTCTTTTGCTAGACCTGGCAAGAAAACAAGACTAAATATCAGTATAAGGAGAAATGTGTAAATGGCACAACCATCTACTAGGCAGGAGTTGATAGACTACTGCAAAAGACAACTTGGATATCCTGTTCTTGAAATCAATGTAGCCGATGAGCAAATTGATGATTTGGTAGATGACGCCATTCAGTTTTTCCAAGAAAGACATTTTGATGGGGTATACGAAACATATTATAAGTATAAAATTACTCAAAGTGATATTGATAGGGGAAGAACTAGAGGTGGCAGCAACACTTCAGTAGGTATCGCAACTACTACAGCATCAGTAACAATCGCAGGAGATAGTTCTGCCACAACTTTTACTTTTGAAGAGAATAGCAACTATTTACAAGTTCCACCAAATATAATTGGTGTTACTAAGTTGTTTCATTTTGATGGAACAAATACGGTAACGAACAATATGTTCAGTGTTAGATATCAAATGTTCCTTAATGATATCTACTACTGGGGTGCAACTGAGATGTTGACCTATGCAATGACAAAAACATATTTGGAAGATATCAATTTCTTATTGACAACGGATAAACAAATAAGATTTAATAAGCGACAAGACCGATTATATTTAGATCTTGATTGGGGTTCTGTCAATGCCGACGATTATCTTATTATCCAATGCCATTCAACATTAGATCCAAATGATTATGCAAGAGTTTGGAATGATTCATTCATCAAACCATATCTCACTGCTTTAATTAAGAGGCAATGGGGAATGAATATGATGAAGTTTACTGGAGTTAAACTTCCGGGTGGTGTTGAATTGAATGGTAGACAAATGTATGATGATGCAGAAAAAGACTTAGAAAAAATAATGGAGAAGATGTCAAATACATATGAACTTCCTCCATTTGATATGATAGGTTAATATTATGCCATTAAATCCATTTTTTCTTCAGGGTTCAAAAACTGAGCAAGGGTTAATACAAGATTTAATTAATGAACAACTCCGAATGTACGGAGTTGAGGTTCACTATATGCCAAGAAAATATATTACTGAAAAAACAGTAATTAGAGAAGTTATTGAATCAGAATTTGATGAATCTCATCCAATAGAAGCATATGTAGAAAATTATGAGGGATACGGGGATCAAACAACAATTTTATCAAAATTTGGCATCCAATCAACCCAAGAAATAACTCTCACTATATCAAAAGAAAGATTTGATAATTATATTTCGCCTTTATTAAAGTCTAAACCTAATTCAAAACTCAGTAGTAGGCCAAAAGAGGGTGACTTGATTTATTTTCCTCTTGGAGATAGATTATTTGAAATCAAATTTGTAGAGCACGAAAAACCTTTCTACCAATTACAAAAAGGTTATGTTTACACTCTAAAGTGCGAACTCTTCAGATACGAAAATGAAGTTATTGATACTGGCGTTGATGAAATCGACGATACCTTACAGGGCACACTTGGTGATTCTGACGGAGAGCTCTTGGGTGGTGATGCGATGACAACCACGCTCAAGCTTGTTGGTGTTGGAACAACTGCACTGGCAACAGTTGGATATATTTCTGATGGTGGTATCAGAATGATTAGCGTAACCAATCGTGGAGGTGGATATACTTACAATCCAAGAGTCGCAATATCATCCTCTCCAGGCGTAACTGGAATAGCAACTGCGGAGAGAATTTCTGGAATTGTTGCCTGCGAACTCAACGCAAATCCAGTCGCAGAATCCATTCAAAGAGTTCTTCTTACAAATCCAGGTTCTGGTTACACAGTTGCTCCTTCAGTTAGGTTTGTTGGTGATGGTGTTGGAGCTGCTGCAACTGCGTCCATTGGCAACGGTGTTCTTGGAATTGTCACTATTACTGGTGGAGGTTCTGGTTATACGACAGCAACTGCACCACTTGTAACATTCAGTGGAATTTCAACAGTTTCTGCAGCTGCAACAGTTGTTGTTAGTGCTGCTGGAACAATTAGTGCAATTTATCTCACCAATGCTGGTCTGGGATACACTGAACCACCAACTATTACAATTGCAGCACCAAATCAGACTGGAGTTGGAACTTTCCAGAAGAACGAAATTGTTAATGGTTCTATTTCTGGTTCTAAAGCAAGAGTTCTCAATTGGGTTGCCGATGGAGGCTCACTGGAAATCTACAGAGCAGACGGAGATTTTGTTGTTGGAGAGCTAATCACTGGAGCAGATTCTTCAGCAAGTTACAAACTTTCTTCCGCATCTTATCCAGAAACAGGATTCACATCAAATGAAGAAATAGAGAGTGAAGCAGATAGTATTATTGACTTCAGTGAGAGAAATCCATTCGGTATGCCCTGAGCTCATAAATAATAGTTAAACAAAGAACCGATCCAATGTTTGAATATTTTTATAACGAAATTTTTAGAAGAACCATTATATCATTCGGTTCTCTGTTTAATGATATAGAAATTAAACAGGAAGATTCTTCTGGAAATGTAAATAACCAGTTTAGAGTTCCTTTGGCATATGGCCCTACGCAAAAATTCTTGGCAAGAATTACTCAACAACCAGAACTGAATAAATCAGTTTCTCTTTCTTTACCAAGAATGTCCTTTGAGTTTATTGGTCTTACATATGACCCGTCGAGAAAAGTAACGCAAACTCAAAAGTTTAAAAAAGCACTTACATCTGATAAGACTTCAATTCAAACTGCATATATGCCAGTTCCATATAATATGGAGTTTGAATTGGCTATTATGACCAAGTTAAATGATGATATGCTTCAAATCATTGAGCAAATTTTACCATATTTTCAACCCGCATATACGATGTCGGTCAATTTGGTAGAATCTATTGGCGAAAAAAGAGATATTCCCGTTACTCTTGAAAGCATTAGTATGAATGATGATTATGAGGGAGATTTCTCTACACGGAGAGCACTTGTATACACTTTAAGGTTTAGTGCAAAGACTTACTTGTTTGGCCCTGTTTCTTCTGCAAATTCCGATATTGTCAAAAAGGTATCTATTGGATATGTTGCTGGATCTACCGGAACAGGAACTCCACAAAGAGATCTCACATATGCTGTTGAACCAAGAGCAATTAAGAATTACACAGGAACAGTTCTCACAACTCTTGAACAAGACATTGAAGTTGGTGATGTTTTATTTAAGGTTGCAGATCCTTCCACAATTACAGAAAATACATACATTGAACTGGATGGTGAGGAATTGTATGTGCTTGATGTTCTCACTGATAGTATCAAGGTTAAAAGAGGGCAAGATAAGACAACTCCAACCAAACATGTTAAAGGGGAAGCGATTAAGTCCATTACAAATGCGGACGATGCACTCATTCAAGATGGAGACGATTTTGGTTTCAGTGTAAGTTATTGATAGAGAAATGAAAATGACTAAAAATTTTGATGAACTCAATGGAACTTTTGATGTTGCGGGAGACATCGTATCCGCAGAACCAATAAAGGATACACCAAAACCTATTCCAACTTCAGCATCTTCTACAGATGATATCAAGAAGGATTATGAATATACCAGAGGAAATCTATATTCTATTATCGAAAAGGGACAAGAGGCAATCAATGGTATTCTTGAACTTGCTCAAGAAAGTGAGATGCCCAGAGCTTATGAAGTTGCTGGTCAGTTGATCAAGAATGTTGCAGACGCAACTGATAAGTTGATGGAACTGCAGAAAAAACTCAAAGATGTTGAAGAGGAGACAGTAGCAAAAGGCCCAACAAATGTTACCAATGCATTGTTTGTTGGTTCAACTGCTGAATTATCAAAATTATTAAAACAAAATAAAGACCAGGAAGAAACTAAATAGTTAAAAGTAAATAAGATTCATGTCAGTACCAGTAGTTAATTTAAAAATTGAAAAAGGAACTACTTTTGAGGCAACATTTAATGTAACAAATAGCGATGGTTCAGTTTATGAATTGAATAATTATATTGCTACTGCTAAAGTAAAAAAATGGCCAGCAGCTTCCAGTTCAACATCATTTTCAACAACTATCACAGCAGCAACTGGTGAAATAAAAATATCAATGGCATCTTCAATAACATCGGAATTGAATTCTGGAAGAAATTACTATGATGTCATCATTACTAAATCGACAGGAGCAATCACAAAAGCCTTTGAGGGCTCAGTTATGGTAGTAGATACGGTATCAGCATGAATGTATCTCTAGTACGTCAAAACCAATCATTTACTGTTAAATTAAAACCTGAGGACCAAAAAATAAAAGTTGCAACTATTCAGGGGGGTGTTCAAGTGCCAGCAGAATTTGGAGATCTTGCCGATTTTGATGAAACAGGTGTTAAAGATAAATCAATAATCATGTATAATGCCATTACTGGAAAATATGAGACAGTTAATGTTGATGAGGCACTTTCTGCTGCAGCAACAGAAACAGAATCTCCTGGATTGCCCGATGTATTTATTGATGCTCTTGATACAAATTTAACTAGAGATTCTAATATAGATATAGACGGTGGAACTTTTTAAATTTGAGTCTACTAAATAGTAGAAGCAAAAGCAATAAAAGCATAAGATGGCAGATCCTGTTATTCAGTTTAAAAGGGGTCTTCTTGCTAATCTTCCCGCGTTAAGGGCTGGTGAACCTGGATTTACTACAGATAGTTATGATTTGTATGTTGGTCTTACCTCAGAAACATCTACAAACAAATTTTTAGGTTCTCACCGATACTGGACAAAAAACACCACAACTACTGCAAGTGGTGTTAATCTTGTTGAAGGAACCGATAATGGGACCTCTTTCATTACCCTCAAAGCACCTGATAGTCTTGCAGGTATTGTAACATATACAATGCCAGGGACAGATGGTAGTAATAATCAGGTTCTTGCCACAAACGGTTCTGGAACTCTATCATTCATTAATGCATTCGCTTCTTTAACAGTTGGTGCTGATTCTGGTTCTGATGACACTGTTGACCTTTTAACCGATACATTAACCTTTACTGGTGGGGAAGCCATTGACACCACAGTAAGTGATAATACAATCACTATTGCTGCAGAAGATGCAACAGACTCTAATAAGGGTGTTGCATCATTTGATAACGGAGATTTTTCAGTTTCGTCTGGAAATGTAACTCTTGCTGATAGTGCTAGTGGTGCTGTTCTCACGATTGCTGGAACTGATGCCGAGGTTAATGTCTCTAGATCAAATGGAACAGTAACAATTGGTCTTCCTTCTGCTGTTACAGTTACAACTTCAGTAACAACTCCAACCGTTCAAGCATCTGCTGTTAAGGCAAATGATGGCACTGCCGCTATTACAATTACCGATAGCACTGGTGCTGTTGAACTTGCTCAGAACTTGACTGTCGGCGGAAACCTTTATGTTAATGGTGCTACTACGCAGGTTAATACTTCTCAGACAACCATTGAAGACCAACTTCTTGATCTTGGTATGGTTGATGGATCTGCACCATCATCTGACCTAAACAAGGACATTGGTGTTCTGTTCAACTATTATTCCGGTTCTGCTAAAAAAGCAGGTGTTTACTGGGATGATAGTACTTCAAGAGTTGTTGTTTCACAAGATGTATCTGAATCTTCTGGAGTTCTGACCAACAACACTGGTGGCGCACTGGAAGTTGCTTCTCTGTATGTCTCTGGTTGCAGTGGCACAACTGTTGAAGTAATTGGATGCGACGGAAATACAATTGTAATCACAAACGCAACTATTGATGCCGGTTCATTCTAATCTTTACAATATACTCTCTCTTTTTTATGGATGAACAGGATTATAAGAATTTGATTGCAATATATCAAAACAAATATTTTGATACTATTAATCAAAATATTGCTTTAGAAGCAAGAGAATTAAAATATAGACAGACAATAGAAGCACTTAATCAAAAAATTACATCCTTGGAAAAGAAAATCCCAAAGCCAAAGAGAGCAACTAAGGATATGGAAGAATTTGAATAATTAGTTTATAAAAACTCATAAATAATAAAGACTCTTACATAAGAGTCATTAAAGGTATATACCAATCATGAGGGATTGAATGGCAGATCCTAATATAAGAATAAAACGTTCAGCAGTACCTGGGAAAAGACCGACAGTAGAGCAACTGCCGTTAGGGGAACTTGGACTGAACACATACGATGCAGAGTTATTTGCTCGCAGAGAACGCACGGGAATTGGCACCGATATTGTAAAACTTGGTGCTGGATCAACAGTTACTAATATTCTTTATGTCACACAAGACGGAAATGACTCCAACACAGGAAAAAAACTTGGAGACGCAAAAAGAACAATCGGAGCAGCACTTACAGAGGCAGCAACAGGAACAGTTATTAAAGTTAGTGCTGGAACTTATCTAGAAGATAATCCTTTAGAGATACCGAGTCAAGTATCTATTGTTGGTGATAGTTTAAGAGAAGTTTCTGTTCAATGTCAGAATACTGGAGATCTTTTCCATGTATCGAATGGCAACTATATTGCCGAGATGTCATTTACAGGAACTGCAAATACAGGAGCAATTTTTGCTTTCAACCCTAATAAACCAGTATATACCAACCAATCACCGTATGTACAAAATTGCACTAATTTCATTCCAGATAGCATTGGATTGAAGATTGATGGATCTAAAATTATGGGTCCATTAAAATCTATGGTTCTTGATAGTTATACCCAATATAATCAAGGTGGAATAGGTGTTTCTATCACGAATGAAGGTTATGCACAGTTAGTATCATTGTTTACTATCTGCAATGAAACAGCAATTTATTGTGGTTCTGGAGCTGCCTGCGATTTAACTAACTCAAACTCATCTTTTGGAAACTATGGTTTAGTTGCAGATGGAGTAGGTCCAAGAAAGTTTACTGGAATAATTACATCAGCGGAAAGCGCAAATTCTGATACATTTACAATAGATTTAAATACTCCATCATTTAATGTATTGAATGCCGATTATGATAATACTACCGGACTGACAACAATCACTGTAGATGCTGATCATAACTTTAATATCGGTATGGGAGTTACTATTGCTGGACTTGCTTTTACCTGCACTTCTGGCCCAGGAATAGTAACTTATCCTTCAGGAAATTATGGATATATTTTTGAAGTATCCGGAATTACATCTTCAACTGCATTTGAGGCATATGTTGGTGCGTCCACTCTACCCCATACATATCAATCTGGTGGGACAGTAGGAATTAATACTGTTAGACCATTTGATGGTCAAGTAGTTTATTTTGAAGAACTCTTTTATACTGTCGGTGGAGTAACAGTTAGTTCTGGTGGAACAGGATATACTTCAGATGTTAATATTTCTTTTGACGACCCATCAGAATCTTGGGGAATTCCTGCCACAGCTGTTGGTGAAGTTAAAGATGGAAGTGTTGTTGATATCGAAATGGTTTCAAATGGAAGAGGATATAGTTCAACACCACCCACAGTTACTTTTTCTGCACCTGATGTTGGAATCAATACCGCAACAGGTACTGCACAATTAATTCCAACATATTATGTTATCCAAAGTTCAACACCAGTAGTTTCTGGAATATGCACCATTACTTTAACAGATAATGTCCCATATGATGTAGGTGTTGGATCAACAGTTCCATTATTTAAGCAAAGTAGAGTACTCGCTTCTGGACATTCTTTAGAATACATTGGTTCTGGTGTTACAATTGCAACTGCTCTACCCCAAGGAGGAGGAGTACCAATACAAGAACAAGAAACTGATTCTCGTAATGGTGGATTGGTTGTATTTACATCAACAGACCAAGCAGGTAATTTCAGAATTGGTGATGGTGTTTTAATCAATCAACAAACAGGGACAATTAGTGGAACATTCTATTCTAAGAGTTTGTTCTCCACAATGACACCATTCATTCTAGCATTAGGAGGAGAATAAAGAATGGCACTCGCACTTAACGTATTCCAAACAGTCACAGCAGTTGTTGATACATCAGCAACGGTAGTTTACACAGCACCAGTTGGATATACTGGAGTTGTTCTTTTAGCTCAAGTTGCAAATATTGGTGCTACCTCTGAGGATGTAACTTTTGTTCATCGTAGAAGTGCAACTGATACCGAAATGCTAAAAAACTTTCCAATTTCAGCAAGTGATACAGCAAATCTTCTTTCTGGAAAATTAATCATTGAGGCTGGAGATAAATTAGTATTATCGGGAAGTAATGCTTCAAATTTAAAATTTATTGCAAGTATCTTAGAAACTCTTAACTAAAATGGCAAAATATCTAAGTCAAAAACAAGAATCTCTTAGTATTGGTATTGTTTCTTATACCGATAATAATACTTCACTTTCTGTTATTGGAAAGGTTGGAATTGGAACTACCAATGCAACAACCGACTTAGATGTCAATGGCAATAGTATTATATCTGGAATTTTAACAACTGGACAATTAGTTGCAGATGAACTATCTCCAGATGGTTCTGATTATGGAACTAGTTCTTATGTTCCTGTTGCAAATGGTTCTGGTTCTTGGTCATGGCAACCAGTAACTCAAACGGGCGCAGGAACTCTTGATGGAATTTCAATAAGTGATGAAGGTTCTACGGTAGGAACTTCAGGAAGTATCACAAATATAAATTTTGTAGGTAGCAATATTACCGCAGAGGCAGTTACTGGTGGCTCTATTTCAACAGTAACAGTATCTGACACACCAACATTCAGTGAACTCACGGTTACTGGTGTTTCTACATTTTCGTCAACACTTGATGTTAATGGTGATTTAAAAGTTTCTGGCGCATTTTATGATTCCAATGATGATTCAGGAACTAGT